ATCACCGAAGATGGTATTTCTGCTGTATATTTAGATGAACAGGTTTTTTCTGTTTCAGGTCAACAAACCATAGTTAAAAATTTAACTGTTAATGGAAATTTAGATATGTCGCCACTAAAAATAATACCAATTACTAATTCACAATCTGACAATTTCGGCTGGAATTGGGTCAGAAAGGAGAACTAATGTCGGCAAGTGGAAATTGGGGTTCATATTCAGGAAGTTGTAGCGTTGCCACTTTGGGGGCTGATTTAATTTTGTCTTGTTTGGGGAGTGGAACTTTTACTCCCGCTTTCAATACTACTTGTCGAGTTTTAATTGTTGCCGGTGGTGGTGCGGGGGGCGGATCGGCTTATTGGGCGGGAAATGATGGCCCAGGGGCAGGGGGCGGTGCGGGTGGCCAAGTCCGAGATATGTCGGGAATTACACTAACCCAAAGTACAGAATATGCTATTGTTGTCGGGGCGGGTGGTACTACAAATTGGGTTAATGCGGGTAATAAAGGTGGTGATTCATCTGCTTTTGGTTACACTTCAATTGGTGGTAACGGTGGTCTTAATAATCAAAATTCAACATATAATTTAGCAGGTCGAGGTGGTGACCAAACTGGAGCTGGATATACTGGGGGAGTTAGGACTGATTCAAATACTTCTGGTGGTGGTGCAGGAGCTGGTGGAAACGGGGCAAGTGGTGTTCATTCATCTGGTCGAGCAGGTGGAGCAGGGGGTATTGGGGTTTATTCAAATATAACTGGCTCAAATATCGGTTACGGTGGCGGTGGCGGTGGCGGTGGTCCTAGAAATTACACTTCTTATTGGCGAGGTGGTTATGGAGCCACTACTTTTGGTGGCGGTAATGGACATGGTTATAATGGCTCATCTAATGACCCAAATGGAAATAATAATGGTTATACAAATCGAGGTGGGGGTGGAGGCGGTGCTAGAGCATACGAGGAGAGCGGAGCTTCAAGTGGTAGCCCAGGCGGTTCAGGTGTGGTTATTATCAGAATTGTAAACGGGGCAAACCCAACATCTATACCAACGGTTACTACTTCAAAAACCACAATCAGTGGAGTTGATTATAATGCCTTTGATTCGGTTGGCGGAAATCAAAGAGTTTTAGCTGTAAATACCAATAGAAATTCTAGTTCTTACACCCACGATTTATATTTACAAGACGCTGGTGGTAATGATTTGTTTACCATTGGTACTGGGGTTACAGATTCAACCTCAATCAATTTAACAGAGGCCCAACAAGAAATAATCGTTAACTCTATTGGATTAAATACTGGAACGGCAAATTGGAGGACTTTAAAAAACGCTAATTTTAGGGTTAGAATGTACAACAATCAACTGGCACAAAATACCTATTCTTCTTATTTTTCATACAACTATTTACCCTGTTCTTTTACAAAAGATCGAACCTCAATTTCTCAATTAAATAAAACTGTTAATTTGATTGGTGCGGGTAACGGTATTGCCGATACTAATGTCCAAGTTCAATTAAGGGACAATACTACGGTTTTAGATGAGGCGGGACGTAAAAATTCAAATGCCTCATTTACCCAACCACTAGCTTTAACCGATGGCCAAATTGCCACTATTGAACAATCAATTCCAAATACCCCAAACAAAACTCTCAATCTTTATGCTTATATGAAAGTTGACGATACGGTTTATAAAACCTATCAAGAAAATCTTACCTATACTTGTGATAATTCCACAAATCTTTACACTCCCGATGTTGGGGAATTTAGTTTGGTTGATACCATAATGGCGGGAATTGTTGGATCGGGATATTTAATCGCTGGTTTAAGTAGCGTTTCGGCGGTACTTTCTGATCTTGGAACTGCTAAAAGATACGCCACTATTTCGGCGAATTGGGTGTCGGGTGATAGTAAAAATACTGGTGAAAAAACCGAACTGGGTACTTATGTCATCGGATTAGTTACAGAAAATTTAAACTATCAAAATGAACCATTAAATCTTAATTACACCCTTTCAACCCGTGATAGTCGTGGCTTTATTTCAACCGATGTTATAACCAAACAAGTTATCCCTTACAAAGCCCAAAGTCAAAATTTTTCCTATTCTCGTGAAAATGATTTTGGAGATATTACTACAATAAATTTAGATGGTTTTTATACCAAAATTACCGAAGACTATGGCGGTAGTGGTTTAAATTTAGCACCAGAATTGACTTATCGATGGCGTAAAAAAGGCGACGAGGCTTGGTCAAGCCCACTTACTGGCACTATTGTTGACGGGGTTTTGACTAATTTTAAACAAGCTTACACTTCGGAATTTGCTATAAATCTTGATTCTAATTTTCAATGGGAAGTCGAGGTTACTTTTGAAGATGATGTTCAATCGGTTTCTTGGATTTGGGATATTGATAGCGGTAAATCACTTTTTCAAATCAGACCAGATGGCACAGGTGCGGGTATGTCAAAAGGAGCAATTTTTACTTACGGAAAACTTGAACACGGTTTAGGTTTTGATAGTTTTCAAAGTGAGGAATTTTCAGTAACTGCTACCCCTTATAAAATCCTTTTAGGTTCATTTTCTCGCTATGGAAAAATCGAGGTTGAAATCAATACCCCAGATGGACAATTTTTAGGGGAAGTGATTTATTCGGCGCAAGGATTAAAACAAGATTTTATTTCTCAAGGGGAAGCCCTTAAATTTTGGTATGGTCCTGATGGTCTTTATGTTGGGATTAAGGACAGTATTACAGATACTAAACAATTTAATGTTACTGTCTGGCATGACGGCTGTTTCAATACTTTAGAATTAGGTGGGGTTTCATTTTCAACCAACTCAAATGATTTTACTGCTATTAACCCAGTTAATTTTGGAAACGCTAGTGAATTAGTTACCCAAGCTACTTTTATTTACGATTCTACTCATACCAATGCTTATTCTGGTTCTTTGCCTGATCCAATTTTGAGTTACAAAATGGGTATGAAAATTGATTTAATGGTAGCCAATTCCAATACTGGTGCGGTAACTTTAAACATTGATGGTTTAGGAGCTAAAAGCATTAAGAAAAATGGAAGTGAGGCTTTGGCTTCAGGTGATATTACTGCGGGAAAAATTGTGCCTTTGATTTATGATGGTGTTAATTTTCAAGTTGTTGGGGGTAGTGGTAACGCAACGTCGCTAAATGGATTTTCTGCGACACAAACCCCAACGGCAAATACTATCCTACCGCTTAATGCTAGCGCTCAATATCCAATATCAGTTATTCCAGACCGAAGTATTACTGATATTAAAATGGCAACAACTCAATGTGCTTTTGCCGTTTATGACCAGACTGGTGGGGGTAAAACTATCACGGGTGTTTATACTCCTAATAATAAAATTTATGACTTAGGGAATAATTTTAACCTATCTAATGGTATTTTTACCGCTCCTGTCAAAGGAATTTATCAATTTGATTTTACTTGTTTTTGTAGTAGTGGCGGTGCTGGTGGTCGTATTTTTATGTTGAAAAATGGCGGTGCTTGGATACAATCAGAAAACGGTGGAAAAACTATTTCTTGCCAAGTTTTATTACTAGCAGGTGAAACGATTTGTCTAAGTGCTAACGGTTACGATATGAATTATTATTCGTATGTAGCCCATAATTTATTTACTGGCTGTCTAATTAGAGAAATTCCTTAATATCTAATAATATAATTTAGTGTAATGTAAGGTTGAATGTTATTATGTGCTAAACCACCACCTGCGTTAGCGATAGTAGTATAATCTTCTTTTATTCTCGTCGAACCACTACCTGCCAAGTATTGATTAGCTTGGGCAGACATACGAGCAAAACCGTAGGTATCAGCACCACTATTAAAACTATGAGCGTGAACTGGCATTTGAGTGGCATCGAGGGTGTGGGTTTTAGCTCCGCCAGTTTCTCCCAAAACATCAAACTCGGTGTCGGTTGATTTTCCGACTGGAATTCTACCTCGCAAATCTGGCAAATTAAAAGTTGTCGTTCCGTTTCCTGCTCCGTAAACCGTACCGATAGCTGTAAAAAGTGCCGAATAGTTTGTTCGTGATATTGCCGAACCGTCGCATAATAAGAACTGACTAGGTGCTGAAGCTCCAGCGTATGGCAGGACTGCTCCGACTGGGGTTATCTGGGTCGCAGAAAATCCAATGTACGACCTACTATTTTTTTTAATTCCTTGACATAGGGAAAATATAACCGCATAATTAGTTATGGATGTAAAATCAATCGTAACTATTTCAATGTTTATCACTTTAGAAGTAACTACAGTCGGTGGTATGATTTATGCCTTAATGGCTAAAGACCAAACATTATTTACCTCTGTTTTTGGAATTTTTGGGGCTCAAATTGGAGCAATTACAACCTATTTCTTTACTCGTAAAGATACCGACAGTATCAAATTAGTCGATACAGATATTAAATCGGAGAACTAAAATGATAATGACTACCCTCGATTCATTTTTGGATATTTCCGCAGGAATTTTAACAAGTATTTCAACCATTATAATTGTTTTTTTTAGTCTTAGTAAAAAAGTTAGGTCAGCTTTATTTAGACCAGTTTTAGACCAAATCTCTGATACAGAAAAAAAAATAAAAACTGAAATTTCAACTTTACAAGAAAATGATAAGAAACAAGAATTATCAATTATGAGAATTGAATTGTTACAGTTAATCCAACACGAACCTGAAAATATCCACTTAATTCGACAACTAGAAAGCGAATATCTATCAAAGAGTGGTAACTCTTGGATTGTCCACTCCGTCATTCCTAAATGGGAAAAAGAATATGACCCTGATTGTAAAAAGTAGAAACAATATGCTATATTGTATTTATGCTTAATTGGAAAACCGAAAAACGAAAAATAAGTGATTTAATTCCAACAGTTCACAACCCTCGACAATTAACCGAAAAACAAGTAAAAGATTTAAAGACTTCAATTGAAAAATTTAATTTAGTAGAAATTCCTGTAATTAACCTAGATAATACTATTTTAGCTGGCCATCAAAGGCTTAAAATAATGTCAATGTTAGGTCGTGGAGAGGAAGAAATTGATGTTCGTGTGCCTGATAGACAACTTACTAAAGAAGAAGCAGATGAGTATTTAATCCGTTCTAATAAAAATACTGGTGAATGGAATTTTGACGAATTGGCTAATTCTTTTGACCAAAAAGATTTATTAGATTGGGGTTTTGAAGAATGGGAATTAGGAACGAGTTTTAATCCTGACGAAGTTGAACCATCTTTAGAGGGTCCAACAAATATAGATGGGTCATTATCAACAACATTAGTTTTTGACACAATGGAAGAACTTAAAAGAGTTCAAGAGTTGTGTTCAGAGGGTAAAAAAAGAACATCATGGAACTTAATCAAAGAAAACATGTCGTCATTGATGAACGACTAAAATATCCAATCTTTGTTATTACTTATAATCGAGCTAATGGTTTAGCCCTTACTATCAAGCATTTGGTTAATTTTGGGTGTAAATTTAATGTAATTGTCCACGAAGAACAGTTTGAAGTTTATAAAAGAGATTATCCATCAGAGTTAATAAACTGGATTATTTTTGACCCTAAATATAAAGAAAATTATGAGGTTTTATCAACCCTTTCATGGCAAGAAAAAAACGCTGGGTCTGGGGCTGAAAGAAATTTTGCTTGGGACTGCTCTAAACAGGCTGGTTATGATTCTCATTGGTTAATGGATGATAATATCGAAATGTTTTCAATACCCGTTTCTGGGGGCGTTAGGTCAGTTAAAAGGGTAAAATGTCCGACTGATGAATGGTGGAAAAGAATGGAACAAGCAGAAACTTTTTTTAATACTTATTCAAACCTTTTTATTTTGGAGATAGGGGAAACTGGTAATTGTGTTGGAAATGCTAAACCAATTTTAAACCGAAGATGTTTTTCTTGTCTTTTAATTTATAATCATAGGCCAACTCAATGGCGAGGTCGTTATAATGAAGATGTTATTTTATCCCTTGATACTTTAATAAATGGATTTTGCACGGTTCAAATTTTCTTTTTAACCAAGAAAAAGCAACTTACTTTCAAAGCTAAAGGTGGTAACCACGATTTAAAGAAAGGAGAGAAAAATACAGATACTAAAAATTCTCTTTATTCTGATGGTTCCAGTTATAAATTATCATCAAAAGCTAAATCTGAATTACTTATTTCTGTTTATCCAAAATTTACCGAATTAACTTGGAAATATGGGCGGATTCATCATAAATATAAAAATTTCAACCTATTTAAACAAAAATTGATTATGGCTCAACATTTAGGACAAAAAATTCCTGTTAATGAAAAAAGGTGGATTGTATCTCACAGAATTTATAATGAGAAACCTTAAACCTAAAATTGGGTATTTACTTTTTTATTAGGTGGTTTATATTTATTTCAATGAGGGGCTGGATAAAACTACATAAAAAATTTACGAAGTGGGAATGGTATGACGATGCTAATACTTTTAGGCTTTTTATTCATTTACTTTTATCAGTTAATTACAAAGATAAAAATTGGCACGGGATTTTAATTGAAAGAGGTCAGATTTTAACCTCAATAGATAAACTTAGTAAAAAATTGAAATTAACAAGGCAACAGATAAGAACTTCCATAGATAAGCTAATTTTAACCAAAGAAATAACCAAGTCAGCAACATCAATTTATACCATAATTACCGTAAATAAATTTGATAAGTATCAAAAGAATAACCAAGTAGTTAACCAACCAGTAACCAACGAAGAACCAAGTCGTAACCAAGTCGTAACCACTACTAAAGATAATAATACTCTTATAAGTAATGATAGTTTAATTAGTAAAGATAATAATAAAACTAATAAAACTAAAAAAGATAATAAAACTAAAAAGAGTATTAGGGGAAAAATAACCCAAGAAATAATTGGAGTAGAAATTGAGAAAGTTTTAAATGATGAAAATTGGTTAATGGAAATTTGCCAAGAATTTGGTGTTCCAAAGGCTTTTATAATGAGTAAAGCAGACGATATGGTGAATTATTGTGTTCAAAAACAGATTAGTTATGAAAATTATAAATTAGCAATTAGAAATTGGGTCAAAAAAGATTCAATTGAAATAAGGAGAAAACAAAATGAACAAAGGACAACTCGTTCCACAATCTCAACTGCTCGACTTTAAAAAAATAGAGTGGGCTGTTAATAGAAAGTTTAAATTAGATGGAAATAAAGAACCTACTGAAATTAGGTCTTTGGTTCCAAGAGCAAAATCCCACCTCTCAACTTATTTACTTCAAAGGGTTAAACTAGAACCCCTAGAAATAACGGAAGAAACCTATATGGATATTCTTGGGGCTTTAAATAGTGGACTTAAATACCTAGTCATTGGTGGCTCTCTAATTATGTTAAATACAATAACCTCGATTGATCTAACTACCCCTCGCCAAAAATTTTTAGTTATGCGTAGAGATAAAGAGCAAACTTTAATTCAAGAAGAAATGTTAGAACCATTTGAAAAAGGTGGTTGGAAAAAAGTTGATGAAGTATGGAAATAGGTATAAAATTGCCTATTTACTTTTTTATTTAATCGGTTTATTATTAAAACAATTACTAATTAAATCCAGAAAGGATTTACAAAAAATGATACCTAGTAAAAGTGATATAAAACTAATTTTTGAAGAATTTTGTGAAGCCCTAGAGATAAATGAGGAAGACGCTTTTGAAACAGAAAATAACGGATTTGAAGCCCCAGACCCTACCCACTACGAAACTAACCTTTCTGAACCGTTCGCTAGTTATTCACTAGAGGAACAACTCCAATATCTCGGCTACCAAAATTTTAATCATTGGGTAGAACAACATTTATGACAAATAAAGAAATAATATCGTCAAACCTAGACGAATATAATAAACTTGTTAGTGAGGAATTGCTTGAACGCAAAATTCCTCAATTTCCAAAAGTTTATATGAATTATAACGAAGAAACCAATCGTTGTGGATTTTTTACTAATGAACGAGATGAAGATAAACAAGAATATCGAAATAGGCTTATTTTCTTGGCTCAAAATGATAAGGAAGCATTATCATTCATTCGTGGTATGTTAGTTTCAATTAGTTATTTACCAATTAAAATTTAAAGGAGAAAAAAAGTATGTTAATTTTAGTTTTTGGAAAATCAGGTGCGGGCAAAACAACCTCACTTAGAAATTTAACAGCAAAAGATGTCTGTTTGATTGGGGCAATTAAAAAACCGTTACCATTTAAATCAGATATTAAATGTCGATATACTGACAATTTTAAAGAAGCTACCATTTTACTTGAAAAGGTAACTACTCCAATCTTGGTAATAGATGATATTCAATTTATGTCAGCTAATCAGTATTACAATTTACCTGATTCTGGTTATGGGGCCAAATATGTTCAAATGGGAAAAGACTTAATGAATTTTATTAAGGCACTTGCTACTTGGTCGGAAAAGACAGGTGGTAATGTTTATTTATTTTGGCACGAGGATTATGTCGAGGGTCAAGGTTACAAAGCTAAAGTGGAAACCACAGCTATTGATAAACACCAATCAATCGAGGGTTATTTTACCCTTGTGTTGAGAGCGTTCAATGACAAAAATGGTTATTACTTTGAAACTTACAATCCACTCGCTACCTGTAAAGCACCTATGGGAATGTTCGAAACTACTCAAATGGACAACGACCTTAAAATGGTCAATGAAAAAGTCATTGCTTTTTATCAAGACGATAAACCAAACAATGAGTAATCTAGTCGGTGGGGTGAAAACTCCACCACACCAGATTAAACAAATTATTATTTAATTAAAAGGAAAAAACAAAAATGTTTTCAACCGATGTGATAAACAAAACAATCGACTTCGATGGCGAATTTAAAAGCTATCTTGGGACTGGTGTTTATGAGTGTATTATTAAAAAAATTGAGTATGATAATGGTGAAAAACCATTTTATCTCTTAACTGTGGAAGCAGAGGGAATTGAGGAAACTGTCCGAATGTATTTACATACAGATGGTTGTCAAGAAATATCCCTTAAAACTTTAAAAGGTTTGGTTATTCATCAATATGATTCTGATGAAAAGAAAATTAAAGCTCGACAAACCTTTGATAGTAATTTAATTGATGACCCAGCTCAATTCTTAAATTACTTGGTAATGGAATTGACTAATGCTAAGGGTTATTTGGTAATTAAAAAATCTGATAGGTCTTTTACTAGAGAAAATGGCTCAACTGGTTTTTATAACAATAAATCGGTTTTACCTTATGCTCCAGTTCTTAAAGATACCGAAAAAGAAATAGAAGATATTGTAATTCCAGATAGTGAAGCAACACCTTTTTAAAAAGTAAGGATAATCAACTGCCCCGCTTATTTTAGGCGGGGCTTTTGCGTATTGTTTTTCTATGCTAAACTAATTTTATGAAAATGAAAACTAATGAAAAATTAAGAACGCCAAATTGTATAGCTTACCGTCAAAGGTTAAAAAATGACGGACAAGAAAGGTTTTTTGAACAATTAGAGGGGTTGAAAACTAGAGGAATACCAACCGATGTTCATGGTTTCGTTGGTTTTTATAAAGTATCTCCTCAACTTTACTACTCTAAACTAAAGAGATATGGAAAAAGTCATCTGTAAATCTTGTGGTTTTGAAGTAGGTAATGGTAAATCATTTAAAGAATATCCTAAAAGAAATTTAGTTTGTTGTGTTTGTGGTAAAAAAAGGACTTGTAAACCATTAGAAGCCTATTTTTTAACGGAAGCAGATATTCCGAGTAAATTACACCCCCAATCAATAAAAAGCGTAAATAGACGACTTGGCAAGTCTAAAAAACTGTCTCCGACCCAAATAGAAAAGAAAAAACTAATAAAAGAGAATGACAGGCTTTGGTCAAAAATTGTTAGGCGAAAAGCGGGAGATGTTTGTGTAGTTGATTCAAGCTCTGGAAAAATAGATGCTCATCACTTATTCTCACGCCGACTTTGGGCAACTCGTTGGGATACTCGAAATGGAGTTTCCCTTTGTGTTCATCATCATATTTGGAATTTTAACTTTTCGGCACACAAAACCCCAGAGAAATTTAGAAAATGGTATATGGCCACTTACGGAGAAATAAAATATCTATTTTTAAAACGAGAAAGTCAAAAACCAGTAACCAGAAGTTTGGCTTTTGTAAAGTATTGGAATGAGAAATTGAAAACCGAAGCAACTGCCTTGAAGATTGACTTTTAGGTATAAAATTGCCTATTTACTTTTTAAAACAAGGGGTTTATTATCTAACTAATTACTTATTAAATCTAGAAAGGATTTACAAAAAATATGGAACACACACAAAGAATTTATTGGTCAGATTTAACTTTTGAAAAGCAAGAGGAAATTAAAAAAGGGTTGGAACAAGAACTTCGAGATAATAAAGATTTTATGAGTGAAATTAAAGGACAGGCAGAGGATAAAATTAGAGAAGATGAGGAAGAAAATACCAAAAGAAATTTAGATTGGAATATGGATAATTTAATAGAAAAAGAAGTAGAAGATATTATTGGCCAGACTTTCTTCTGTCAGGTAACTATGGAGTATTAAAATGCCTAATTTAAATAGAGAAATTTGTCCTCATTGTGGACAAACAATAAATAGTTACCGAATTACCCTTAATAAATCAATGGTAAGGGTGGCATATAAATTATATGTCTACCTTAAATCCAAGAACCAACAATTTTTCACCCGTAAAGAAATAACGGAATGCTGTCAAGAAGTAGGGACGACTTACACAATGTTTGGTTCTTGGGTTTATTTCGGTGGTTTATTTTATAAAGAAGAAAAAGGTCATTGGGGTATCAATTTTGAAAGATGTGAAGCATTTTTTCATAATAAATTGGCTATCAATTCGGTTTTAACTAAAAAAGTCAAAGGCGAACACGAATTATCCGAACCCGTTTTATGTTCGGAAGTTAAAGGGGTTAAATCCTTTTTAAATGAGAAAAATGAGTGGGTTAGTAATTATACAAATCAATGATCGCTGGAAAATGGAATTATAAAACTCGACAGTATGATGAATATCAGTTACCAGACGGTTGTAAAATAATTGCTGTTAATAGTGAAAAGATCCCTTGTTGTCAATGTGGAAAAATCCATAAATTCGGTGAAATGTTCACATCAAAAGAAATCCACGATTTTATAGGATTAGGCTATCCGACTTGTAAAAAATGTTATAAGTTAGAGCGGGATAGACAAAAGGAGAGTAAAAATGGAAAATGAAAAATTAAAAATTTGGCTAAACTTTGTAGAAAATTTAGTCATTTTATTTTCAATGGTTTTAGTTATTTATTTTAAAGAAGTGAGTAATTGGTGGTTATTTTTAACTACTTTTATTTTCATTATCAATTACAACAAAATGTATAACCCAAAACAAATAATAATTCATAAAGGAGAACAAAATGATAGGTAAACCAACAAAAGTTTTATATAAAAAATGGAATGAATTTTATGAAGTTGGTTCTGATGGCACAGTTTGGAGTTTGAATTATAGAGGTGGTAAAAAAAGAGTTAAATTGGTATCTCGTGTTAATAAAGATGGTTATTTAGAGGTTCAAATTTCTTTTTGTAAAGATAAAAAAAGAGATTATAAAAGAGTTCATAGGCTTGTGGCAGAAACTTTTATTGAAAATCCTCTTAATAAACCAGAAGTAAATCATAAAAATGGAATAAGGACAGATAATAATTTATCTAATTTAGAGTGGGTTACTAAAAAAGAAAATTCTATTCATGGCTGGAAAAACAATGGTCGAAAATTGACCGATAAACAAAAAGAAGCATTAAATAAAAGATGTAAAATTACTGAAAAAGAAGCAGTAAAAATAATTAAATTAAGAAAATCAGGATTGACATTTAGGGAAATATCAAAACAATTCAATATAAAACAATGTCAATGTGGCGAAATTGTTAGAGGAATATCTTGGAATTATTTATTAAATAAAAGGAGGGCAATTTGATAGGCAAACCAACCGCTAATCAATGTTGGCGTTTAATGGCAAATGGTCGTGCTAAAGGCTCAAAAGGGGCTGAATACTACCATTATCTCGATGAACTAAAACTTGAACTCTTGTTAAAAATGAGAATCAAAGATTTTACTTCAAAAGAGCAAAAATGGGGCTTGATGTGTGAAGCCTTTTTGTGCGAAAACAAAATAAAGAATTTTTGGGAAAATTCTGTTTTTCAAACTCATCATAAAAATGAATTAGTTAGTGGTTTAACTGACTACGAAATCCCAGATTTTAATTGTGTTGGTGATATTAAATGCCCTCAATTAAAGGGTTACGCTAGTGTAATTGCTTTTGCTAGAAAAGGATTTTCTGCCCTCGATATTAAAAATGAGTTTCCTAAGTATTATTGGCAATTAACAGCATATTCACTTTTAACAAGTAAACCAAATTTACAACTTTTTTATTTTTATCCTCACAAAAAACAACTAGAGGAAATTAAAGAATGGCTAAATAATTACCCAGATACCCAATTTCAAACCCAGTATGCCACTTTCTTTTATGAAATTTTAAATGACCAGATTCAACCTCTCCCTGACCATTTAAATAACATTACTTTAATTAACTGGGAAGTTGATAAACAGGATTTAGAGGACTTAAAAAATACCTTAATTAGTGTTAATGAAGCCTTAGAGGAAAATAGGAGTATTGAATATGAACATAGTTAAAGTTCAAAGAGCTATCCAATCTAATTGTGGAAGCCCTGTTTTAATTTATAACGAGGATAAAAGTATTATGGTTCAATTTCCTGAACCTAAATGGCTTAAAAAACAAATGGGAGATGACTCCTTAAAAGCATTTTTCTATTTTCATCTAGAAAAAGGCAAAGTAGATGGAAAAGAGGGTCAATATATTGTTTTAGATGAAAAAGCCCCTTATCAATCTTGGTAATTATTATTTATTTATTAAAAAATTATGAAAAATAGAAAGTTTTTTCAACCAAAAAGTAAGAACCAACAACTTACTGAACTCGATTTATTTGTTGCTTGTTGGAGTGCTTTTGCTGGGTTTTCAGCTATGTGCTTTGGTTTTTATCTGTTAATGACAGGTGAAATTATATTTGGTATTTTAATGCTTTTGGCTGTGGTATCTTTTATTTGGTTCCAGTATTTTAGAAATAGATAATTGGTAGCGATGGACATTTGTGTCTATCGCAAACGAGTTATTTATAAAGAACTTTTAAAATTAGTAAATAAGAACTGGTAGGGGGAAGTCATTGGTTCGAACCCAATCACTCAACATTCGTTTGGTGTAGCTTAGCGGAAAAGCACCCCGAATGGGAGAAAAGACTGTTCAAGTCAGTCGTTGTCTGTGGTTGACACTCCCTATTAGTTCTTATTTAGAACTTTTCAATATATTACAAGAAATTCCCGTTCAATTCGGGACTGAAAGCTCGAGCAAGAAGTAGTTTAAGACGGCAAAACGCTGGTGTATTGAAAAAAAATTAAATCGAGTTATAGTCGGGCTGAATACCCACCCCAATAGGTGTAAGTAGGGCGTAAAAACAATGGATTATGAGCATTGTGGGGAATAACCTGTTCAATCAGATAGACTTACACGCCCGACTTTATTTCGGTTTAATTCTTAATTTGAGTATAAAATTGCCTATTTACTTTTTTAGACAAGGGGTTATTATTAACATAATTAACAATTAAATTTTCAGAAAGAAAATTATGACAGAAGAATTTATTAAAGAACAATTAGACTGGGACGGTTGGTTAAAATATAAAAATGGAACAGAGAAATTTAGAAAAGCTATTAGATTAGGTTTACAGTTACAACTAATTCAACTTAAAAATTTATTATCCAAATAAAATATGATTAAACTACCAGAATTATTAAAACCAAAAAAGTCACGAAGCGGATATATTTTGTGGTGTCGAAAATGTAACGATATAATTGAGCCAGAAGTGGGAAAAGTTTACGATAAATGTCCTAATTGTGATATTAAGTATTCAATAGGAATGAAATAATATGGTTAGAAATAGAAAAAACGACATAAAGGAATTAAAATTTTTAGCAAAAATAATAGCAGTTCATTGTGTCAGAAATACAATTATTGAAGATTATCATTCAGAGGGTAAATTAGGACAGTTAGAAATGAAAAATTTTAATAAAGAAGTTTGTAATAAAATTTATACCTATTTATATTTATGTTGTTTTAAGACTAAAGATTGGCAAAAATTATTTCTTGGAGAATATGGTGTTGGAAGTATTGTTGGTTGGGATAATCCAACATTGGATAAAAATTTTATGAAAGCTGTTAAAAATTTAAAAGGAGAATAAAATGAAAAGATTAACATTTTTAGAAATTATGGTTTATTACATAGTTAATATCTGTATGTTAGGTATTCCTTTTTTGGTGAAAATAATCATCAAGAAAGCTATTATTGAAGCTAAATAATTATGAATAATCAAATAAATAATGTTTGCGATAAATGTGGACTTGAAGCCAATCGTAAAACCTGTCTTTTAAAGTACGGGAATCCACCCATGATGAAAAAATTTACCACTTCGACTTATCACAAAGGCAAATGTGATTGTTGTGGTGAGGAAACCTCAATTACTGAAACTAGGGATTTTTTCTACCCTCGATTTGATTTATTTAATATCCCAGATGAAGCCCTTTTACAATTAAGGTCTGATATTGATAGAATGAGTAATAGAGAAACAAAAATAAGGTTAGAAAAACTCAAACAAAAATATGCCAAAATCAGTTGAACGAAGATTAAAGAAAAATGAGGGTAAGTTAGCCAGAAGTTTTACTGTCGAAATTAAAGCTGAATTTGGTAATCGTTTTCAAAGAGAAACTTTTGATGGGGCAATAGTAAGTTCTCTTAAAAGTCTTAAGAATTTTTTTGAAAAGAGTAACAGTAAAAACAAAATTAAAATTGAGTTTAAATAAAAAACGGGGTCTATCTAAATGATAGTTGCCCCGCTTTTTGGTCAAAAAGAATTAAAGTTTCCTTTCCTTATCCGTACCACCTGACCAGATATAACGGTTTTTTGGTGACTGCCACCAACCATTTACTCCATTTACCTCTTCACCCTTAACTAAGGTACAGTTTTTTACAACATCACCCTTTGCTAAAACACCATCTACCTTAGTTCCAGTATTACTTGCCTTTGGTGCGTTCGTTCTAGGGGCTGTCCTGATATTGGTATTAGAAATAGCGGTAATAGTGGTTTTTTCCTCAACAGGAGCTTTAACTATTTGAAAAACCCTTAAAGATAAGATATTGCCGAATTTACCATATCTATCAGTAACTTTCATATCTTCTTTACCACCCCATGGGTCATCAATATAAACCTGAGTAACCCGACCATCACCTCGAACACTTACTTTTTTAATTTCAACAAAGTGTTGGCCACTACCACCAATACCTTTTCCAGAAACTTCACCCAAAATTATATAACTAGGGTCATTGAGATATTTAACGATATAAAAATCATTCCAAGGTTCTCTTTTACCATCTAAAAAGTATTCTGGTTGGGTTAATTTAATCCTTTGAGCATCAAGTAAAATTTTCCCATAAAAAGTTTCTTTTTGCTTACAAAATTCATTAAATTGAACAGGTGTTGGAAATCTTAAACCATAACCTTTTCTTTTTAACCCATTTTGAAGTGAAGTTAAAAAACAACCTATTGCCGCAATAGTTTGACTTTTACCATTACCAAAGCCTAATTGGACATCGGTATATAAACATTGATTTTCTGCCATTTTATTCGTCCCCCTCAAATTCAGTTCCACTCGATATTGGAGTTTCACCGTCAATTACTAAATCTTTTGGTGGTTCTGGTTTTGGACTATCAATAATGGTTTCGGAGCCATCATCATAGATAATTTTAACCTGACCACTACCATCGCCGAGTAACTCTCGACCTACTTCTTGTTTTTCTATATTTTCCATAAAAAATTTACTTAACTAATAACAACACCTAATACTAACATATATAATAGAGGTATGAAAATAACTCTTAAAGGTTTACCAGAATTAAATAAAAAATTGGAAAAAGCTACTAACATGACAGAATACGGCAAATCTTTAAGGTTAGGTTGTTTATTAGTAAAGACAGACGCCAAGAATAGATTATTAAATGGTCACTCAGTAACAGGACGATTGGCAAGGTCAATATCTACTAAAGTAGAAGCAATGACAAAGAAAAGTGTAAAAGGGATTGTATTCTCAAATGTTGAGTATGCACCTTATGAAGAATTTGGAACTGGAGTAAGAGGAAAATCAAGTTATGATCCATCATTACCATCAACTCCAGAGGGCATTTCATTTTCCCAGAAACTAGGGAGACCAGCTCACCCATTTTTAAGACCTGCTTTAAGGGATAAAACACCTCAAATCAATGATTTATTAAAACCTTATAGATAAGTGTTAAAATGAATTATGGACTTCAACAAAATCAAGAAACCAATATCAGCCTTTTATACTAAATCTGTTGATGTCGGAT